TTCTTCTGCGTCGGATGAGAGTTGCCCTCTTCAGTGTCACCCTCAACATCGGCAACTATGCCAGCCTTGGCCCAAAACGCAGGGTTAGACGGATGAGGCATTCTGTTAGAAAGCTCAACCGCTTCTTCTTCCGTTACATTAGGGTCAATTATCTGCCAATGATATGGAGCTACGTGGAAATCTGGATTTCCGTAACCCATCAAGAAGTGCAAGTTTCCTTCTATGGAACCTAATAGATGTTTGATGGGTTCTTTGGCGTGCGAAGGATGAGAGCACGTAAACGAAATAGCACTAGAGTCCTTGCCCTGCAGCTTCTCACTGAGGTTCTGGAGACGCGCCCACTTGTCTAACCCCTTTGCTTTGCGAGCCTTGAGTAGCGGCTCCCAAGAGTCAAAGTAATCAAATAGCTCTTTCATTCTGGTACCTCCGAGTCTGGCGTGGGCTTTGGCTCTTCAGCGTCTTCAGGACTCGAAGGAGTTTCTTCTGGAGCTTCTTCTTCTTCTTTTGCTGCGGCTTCTTGCGACTCTACAACTTCCTTTTCCTCTTCAGGTGTAAGGTCGTGTAGAGGCTCTGCGTGCAGCCAATCGGAGAACTCTTTTTCGTCAGTACGAAGACTGGTCAAGTCTGATCGAACTACAGCAATTCCGAAGTCATCAACAAAGAGGCGTGTGAGGCTCTTGTTTACACTCTCTGCGTAGTTCCTGAGCAGCGCAACGCGGACTTTGTAGTCCACCAGGTATCTAACGTCATCGCGAGTAGAAAGGGTCCTGCCCAGTTCGTCAAAGGCAAGAGCTTCTACATCTTCTGATGGAATCTGCTGGAATGCCATTCTGTTTACGATTCGGCTAAACAGATGAGAAGCGTTCCAATTTAGCAAATACTTCGGACTGACACGTAACGAGTAAAATACCGAATTTAGGTAGTTTATTCCTACTGGAAACTCACCGTGCATAGTCTTGAACTTGAACAGCGGTTCAGCAGGACCTCGCATAGCAACTAGACTTGTCATGAAGTCTAGGAACTTCAGGTCTCCCACAAACTTACGATCAAGCAAAATTACCGTTTGGTCCACGAACTGAATGTCCGCGACCGTGGCATTTACTAATTCCTCAGGCTGATAGAAACCTTGGTCACACAAGATTAGTAGCGCGCCCGTAATCTTGTCTTTGGTGTTGTCTGAGTCAAACAGCTTAGAAGACTTAGCTCTAAACTTGGGAAGACTGTCGTCCACGACACGAAGCTGCTGCTGCACATAAAGGTCTAGATTTTCCTTTATGTCGGCGTCTAGGTATACGTACTTCTTTCCCTTTTGATCAAAGACTTCAAACCAAATATTTCTACCATCATTTTGACGGTAGTTTTCATTTCTTGTAGCAGTTATTCCTTCTGGAACTGCAATCTGACGCTTGTAGCCTTCTTCCGTAAAGAACGTTGGATTCTTTTCTGGTAGTGGCTGCGCCTTATCTAGCAACGGGGCACCCAAAAACGGATCGAAATCGGGAGTTCCCTCAGCTGCATTTGAGTATCTGTAGTAGTTACCTAAACGGTCACGCCACCAGTATTGGTAGACGGTTCCGTATTCTCCGGACTTAAAGATATATTGATGTGTGCCATCTGCGGACGGCATACCAAAAGCCTTCTTTATGTTATTCTCCGCAGAAGTCATCGCCAACCCTATACACCTTAATGTTCAGTTCGTTCAAGTCGTCTACCAAAATGCCCAAAGAACACAGTCTTTGGAATATACCAGGAGTTATTACCTGAAGCAACTCAAGCTTCGTCTTCGGTCCCAGGCTCCGCAGATGCACCAATAGCATCTGGTCGGGCATTGTTAGTAAACTCAGGTGTTTCTTGTTCAGGTAGGGCTTCTTGCTCATCGTAGGATTCCAAGTAGTCCTTCAGATATCCTTTGATTTCCATTTTCTGACTAGCTGAGTCAGAATCAGGCGAATATCCAGGCCAGATTTCAGACATTATGTCTTTGACTATCGAGGAGTCCATAATAGGCAGCAAGCTCATGAGCTTTTCTATGCCTTCTGGAGTCGTGAGGTCAAAGTCATACATAGACTTTCTCACCAAATCAGAAGTGTGAGTAAGCCTTCCTACGGACAATTCTAGCATCTTTTCGGCGGAGTCGTTATCAAACGAGTCCTCTAATCCATCGATTACCAAAGTATTCATACTTCTTTTCCATCCGCATCTACTGTTGTACTGCGAGTATAAACATATCCGCTGCGATAGATAGCGGGAATCTTATCAAAGAAAGGCTTACCAGCTGTATAGTCCAGCCCGTCCGATACTCGGTCCTTCAGACGCTTCAGCAAGGTCTCATCCGTAGACTTCAAATTCTTGCCATTCCACCAAACCGTGGCGAAAGGCTTGTCATCTTCTTTTGCGCTAAAGAACTTGTATGCTTCGTAGATAGCCATATGGGTATGGTATTACTCCCAGCGGAAGTTGTCAAGAGGAAAAGACCCACTCAACTTGGAGAGGTACAGGCTTTTGTTAGTCTTCTCTTCAATAGGCTCTATGTCTTCTTCTCCAAGCTCTACTTCTTCTGGTTCACTGATTCCTTTTCCACTTTCATCGTACAACTCTAGTTGTGTACGCTCTGCTTCAAAAGGAGTCAACGGTCTTCCTAGATAAGTTTTAGCGTGAGGATCTGTTTTTGCCTTTTTTCCTCTTGTACCTTCTCGCTGCTCTGGAGTTTCAGGCGCTACACGTATCGGAGCTATTTTTGTTTCTGCGTTGCCCCAGGAGTTCATAGGCTTCCAGCTGGGAATAGAATTCCAGTATGCTGTTCTAGCTTCTATGGAACCGCCGTTACGTATGCCTGTTCCCGTTGGAAGCAGTACCATGCCTTTAGAAAGCTCGGCACTTTCATCCTTTGTAAGATCAGAGTTCAGCCCGCCAGATATGTAGTCTTTAGCAAATCTAGAAAAGAGTTGATCTGGCATTTCCCAATTTGCATGAGCTTGCTTTACCTGGGCTTCTCTTACGTCAGGGTCAGAGTCCCAGCCAGGTCTGTTCGGTGCCAGATACCTAGGCTTGTCCTCAGACAAACGCTCCTCCAACATAGGGTCGTCGGAAGTTGCCCTGCAAACAGCATAGCGGGTAGCCTCCATAGGAATGTGGCCATGCTGTTCTTGTAGATGCACAAGATATTTCATGCGCAAATGAACGTGAGCTACCTGCCAATCTTTCAAACCTACGTCTTCTAGTTGCCTCTTAGTTTGAGAAAAACTTTGTGCTTTAAGACGAGTAAACAGACGGTCAGGCACGGTAAGCTGCTCGCCTGCGCGAGTAATGCCTTCTTGTAGTCCGTTTTTGTGGCCTTCTAGTCCTGAACCACAAGATAGACCGTGATCAATAGCTCTGAAATCTGAGATGTCTTGCTTAACTACTATGTTCTCGATATGCCTATCGTTGTTATTCATAACAAAATCAAGGCATGCGACTTCCCTGAACTTCTTTTTAAGAGCTTCTTTACGCTCTTGCGGAGCCGCGTCGATTACGTCCTTGTAGCTGGTGAGTCCCTTCTTATCCAACCTCGAAAGAACATCACTACCGTCCTGCCAGTGCTGGACGCTCATCTCTCCGTCATATGGAACTCCATCAGTCCCATAGTGGTCTCTAACTACCGTAACCGGAACGTGCTCGTCTAGTCCCATCCACGTAGCTATATGATACGCAGCTTTCTCGCTCAAATGACCAGAGTTCTTCGGAGCATTAGAAAGTCCGTCCGCCCAGCCCATGCCTGCCTCTATTAACGGAGGAAACACTGGAGGAGGCTTCATACAGCCACTTCCGTTGCCTTCAATGCTTATCTTGAAAGACTTGTGTACTCCTGCGCCTTCTTGTTCTCCAAGAAGCTTAGCCGAGGATATTTTCCCTTCGGAAAGGTGATTAGCTATCACTGCTACTGGATGTGGCGTGACATCGTAAGCTGCTGCGGCGGCTTCTGCTTGTTCCTTTTGTTCTTTCTGTGCTTCTGGATTAGTGGACTTTGCACCTTGTGCAATAGCAGCCATGTGCGCCTGGAAGATCTCTCCTCCAATTTCATGATTTTCAGCGCCGTCTCCTCCGTGCTTGCTGCATTCTTCGCCACCACCAAACGGACAAGGAGAGTATTTGTTGTTATTCCCTCCGCCACCAGCACCTGCAGGAGCAGCCATTCCTCCGCCCGCAGGAGGTCTTCCGCCTGTACCACCGCCACTAGTACCTCCAGCCGGTTCTGGAGGCTTTGGTGGTCCCTTAGGCGTAATCGTAGCAGACATTTCTGCGCTTCTTACACCAGACCGGGCCTTACGGAGAATGGACTCTTCAAACAACGACTTGTTTAAGAGTTCCATCTTTCCAGATTTCCACCCATAGCCAGGAGGAATGTAGAAAAGTTGGCAGCCACAGTTAGGATGCAGAGGAGGAAGAGTAGTCTTCCAGTTAGTATGCTTGCCGTTGCGCTTAGTGTGCGAAACGCCATCATCTGCATTAGACCCAGCTGACAGCAAATCCGCAAGCTTAAAAACTTTCGGATTTCCTTTTGCGTCTAGGTAGTGGTCCCTGCAGTCTGAGCAACATTCCTTAGCTGGAATGATACTAACGTCGGAGTTAACTCCGTCGCTGTTAGCGTAAATATCAATCTTGTTGATTATGGCTTGAGCATGCCCAGCGACTTTTGCTCGCTGCAGTTCTGTCTTAGCTACAGCAGTCCAGTTCTTCTTAGCGCCAGTTTGAAGCCTAGCAGCTAGGTCAGATGCAAGTTGCTGTGCGGTCTTCTTGTAGATTACTGCTAGCGCTACTTCGTCGGCTACCGCGTTAGATACAGCAGCTTCGCTAACAGCTTTACCAATGGCCTGACTCAGAGAGTCATATACTCCATTGTTTATTTCTGTTGACAGATTCTTGAGGTACGTTCCGGCTTTGAGCTTTACTTGCTCAACAACAAGCTCTTCCAAAGACGAAAGCTTCATGCTCTCGGTCTTCTCAGTAGCTTCCTCATAAGAAACCTGCTTGTACTCAGAAGCCTTAAGTATGGCTTTCAGCCTGCCAAGAAGATAAGACTTATCTACCAAGTCCAAAGAACTTCCCATAGGAAGCTTTTTGTACTTGATAAGTTCGTCTAGCTCTTCTTTCGTTACTGCAGACTCTCCCAGAGTGGCGTAAATAAGCCAATTAGCGTGGAGCTTCGCTACGTGCCGAAGCTCCTTCATTTTTTGAGAGAATGTCTTAGCCATATATTTTCGCGGCTGTAGATACCCGCGCTACCGCGCTAAATATAGCATATGGCGCGAAAATGCTATCTAATAATCACTCTTCGCTGCGGTGACCTGCACGCTTTTCGGCGTTGAACAAAGCTACATCAAGAGACTTAGAAAAACGCTCTATGGAAGCTTCGAGCTTCTCTACCTGGCTCTTTTCCACGTCCTTCTTAGCCGAAGCTAGTAGGCGCTCACCCTTAGCTGCAAGCTTAGCGCGGTCTGCGTGGTCCTTAGGAGCAGCCTCACCCCACGCCTTAGCCTGCAGAGAGTGGCGAGTAGGTTCGCCCTTCTCGTCCTTGAGCGGCTTAGAAGCGTTGTGCTCGCCCTTGTAATGTCGGGTAAGAAACGAACCCTTACGGCTCTTCTCTTTATCTGACATCTCCGATTCAGGCTTTTTTACTCCTGGCTTGAGGTTAGACCCCTCCGTCTTGTTGAAGTGCTTGCGACCAGCAGCAGACAATCCGCCTTCAGGATTTTCGTGCTCCTTAGCCTTAGCTACTTCTTCTTCGTCAGAGCAATCCTGTGCCTTTTGAGCAAGATACGACTTGATTACGCCAAGAGGTTCGGCAGGATCCTGTCTTGGGGTGGAATTCTTTGGAAACTTGTTTTCAAAACGAGCAACCATAGAACCCTTGTTTATCAGATCGTCCTTCAAGGACAGCACAGCGTCAGGAGGACGCAAAGCCGAAGGAGGATGACGCGTAATGTGAGTTCCGTCCTCTTTTCTTTGCCTCTCGATGGGGCTTAGACCCTTAACTACGGTCTCAGGCTCTACAAGCTGAAAGAGGCTGTTGGTGTGCGATACGCCACGAAGAGGTTTTGGACTCCACCAGGTCATAGTCAATTTTCCTTATCTAGTAATATTCTTGCTACTTCAGATTGCAAGCTGTTTGCCATGACATCAAACACGGATTCAACTTGTCTGATTAATTCTTTTTCAGCAGGATTCTCTAGTTGAATTTCATCCTTAACTTGAGTATCTGCCAGTCTCTGAAGCCCTGCGCCTACGCGCTTTAGTTCACTGGGCTTCAGATTTGTCCGAATCTTCATGACCTAGTCTGTGTCCTTCCAGGGTCGCCGCCACCACCAATACCAGAGTTGTAGTTCATCTCTGTAATCAGGTGCGCGTCAACAGCCTGGCAGACCATAGCACATTCCCACGGGGCTAGACGAAGCTGGACGATCATCAGCTGCGAGGCCAAGCGTGGATCAACGAATGCAAACATGAGAGGATACATGCATCCGAGAATTAGCTTCTCTAGTTCGGTGAGCGGACCCTTGTCCTTGACCTTGTGAATGATGTCAACGACAACGTTCTTGGCATTATCTAGGTCTAGATCGCCGTTGGGATAACGACGAAACACCTCATTGCCGTTAACGCGATCCATAGGTGCGCGGTACTGAGGTTCCATCTCAGCCTGTCCGATATTTTCGGTAATTTCGTAATCTGTTCCCTCACCGGCCATGCCGCCTGAGAGAACTTCCATGCTCTTTAGAAGCTCGTTGTTGTCCTGCAGGAATCTAACTGGCAATCTAGGAAGGTTGTGCATTTTTCAAATCCTCACGTACAAGCTTTTTCTTACAGGAGAAAGCAATCCTGGTTCTTCTTTTTTGGAAGCGGGCTGATGAACAACTCTGCCTGTAGCCTCAGACGTGCTCTCGGCATGTTCTCGCTTTACTTTGCTCTCTAGCTTTTGAGCTTCCTTTGAGACCCCGCGACCCTTCATGTACTTTTCGTAGTCTTCTTCAGTCTTGAAATAGCGATACTTGGGAGAACCGTCTTTTTCGTAACCTACCTCAATACGAGCAACGTACTTACCTCCACGCTGTTCGCCACGCCCACCAGACAAAGCGGATTCCGCCTTTCCAGCCCCTGCGCTAGCGCTAGGCTTTCCGTCTGATTTTGCCTTGCTAAGCAATTCTTCGCGGAGGTAAATCATGGTCACCTTCTCCAGACTGGAGATGCCTCACGATTTTGCGAGCGCAGAGAAGCGCAACGTGGGCAATCGTTTAAGCTTTTGTGCGTGTAACCACAAGAATTGCACGAAGCCATAAAATCAGGCGAGGTAGGAGACGCTGCCTGAAATGGCGTAGCTACTCGAACCGTAGGAGCGATTGGCTGCTCAAACGGACGATTTACGTGCATAGCCTGCGCCACCATAGGACCAGTTAGAACCGAAACTTCTACAATAGTTTCGCCTGATTCTACTGGAAGTTCAGCCGCCTTAGCATCTGAGGATTTGATATTCTTCAGGGTCGATATCATTCGACTGGTCAAACCCTTAAGAAGTTCTACTGTAGATTTGGACACAGAATCGCCTCCAGAGCATCTTTCACAAGTTTTTTCCGCCGAATGAGCACAGCCTTCTGACTTGCTGTGCTTTTCCCATTCTTCAGCCATTTCGGGGTCATTTGCCCACATCCAGCGGCGTTGTTTTTCACTAACAAATGGCACAACTTCAATAGTAGCAGAATCAGGAGTAAGATACAAGTGCTTGATTAATTTGCCCTTTGTGCTAGCTACTTTTTGTCTAAATTCTTCAATATCCAGCTCTTTCATGGATCCAAAAAACTTAGGATCGTTAAAGTGTTGGAGGTACGCTTCCTTGGCTTCCTTAGCTGAATTGAAGCCAAGCATTACCTTTTGTTCGTCTATTTTGTCGAACTCAGGTCTTTTCATCTGCGTTACTATGAACACTTTGGTAGACGAAGTATTCGGACCAACAAAAACGTCAACTTCGTCACCATCAAGTCCCAGGGTGCCGCGAATATATCCGTAGGGATACTTCATCTTCGTGGAACCATGCTCATCAGCAGCGGGGTCATACCAGTACCGTCTAGACCCAGCGCGGTTTTCTACGGAGATGGGAAGACCCAGAAACTCCATGCGACCATGAAGTTTCCTACTTTTCTCCACATATAGAACTGGGTCGTCTATAGACTTTGACAGCTTTTGCGAAACTTTCTTCCTAGCCTGCTTAGCTTCGGAAGTGTTGGAGATGAACTGTTCTCCCTTCTTAGAGCCTTCTACCTTCTTTTTATTTGTCTCGGCTCGTTCTGCTGGAGATAGGTCTTTCCATGCTTTCTTAGGTAGATACCTACGCATGGTCCCGTCAGCCTGCTTAGCAGGCTTGCCATCGGACGTAGTCCATTCTTCCTTGGTCCAACGTTCTAAATCTTTTTGGCTATCCTGCTTTTTGCCTTTATAGCCGCCGCCTTCAGCCTCGTATTCCTTCGCCAATAGCTGTGCTTTTCTAGCGGACCATTGACCGGGCTTTCCGCCTCGGCTTCCCGCTAAAATCTTATTTTTTAGACGCTCGCGCAGTTCTGGTTTTGTATAGACCTTGTCGCTCATTGATTACGACTCCCTCTATACATATCAATCCAGGAATCATCATCCAGGCTGATCTCAAGTACTTTAATAGACTTGGAGAAGTTGTCGGCGTACTTAGACCCTTCTTCCTCTGAGCCTTCTTCTTCGCCGCCCTGTGCTTCTTCTCCAGGTTCGCCGCCACCACCCGTTGCAGGAGGCGCAGCGGGAGGGACAGCAGCTGCAGCCGCTGCCTGCTTCTCCTGCAGGGCCATCTGCTTACGCTGCTGCTGTGCTGTGGTGTAGGTAGGATTGAGAATAAGGTCGCCGTCAGGAACGTCTGGAAGGTCTTCAGCCCTACGAATCTCGTTGAGCGTCATGTAGCTGGATACCTGCTCCTTGCGAAGCTCGTGCTTTTCCTGCTCAGTAAGCTCGTCAAGGCCGACGAAATCAAACGTAAAGTTGTCATCAATCTTAGAAACAACATGCTGATTGATCAACTTCGCGATGAACCTAAGCATGGGCTTAAGTCCACGGTCACGACTGGCCTTGAGCTTCCATTCCTGCGAAGACTCGAACAGCGGAGTCTGCTGAACGCCGCCGTGCATGTCGAAGTTAAGCTCAGCTGGGTCGATCAAGAATACAGCACACGTAATCTTGATTAGATACTCCATCCATTGTCCGTATTCCATTTCCTGGTTGGACGGATGAAGGTTAATCCACTCAACTCCTTGCTCCGCCTGCATGATAGGCGTGCGCCACGAGTTCTCAACGCCTTCGACGTTAGCTCTCCATTGACGGCGGAAGCCTTCAAGCTGGTCAGGAGTAAGGTTGTCTCCACGGAAATTGAGAATTCCCTTTGGAGCAGATCCCTGCATGAAGAATCTACGGTTGTATTCCTCTGCGTACAAATGCGCAGTTACAATCGTGATTAGCTGTTCAAGCTCTCCGTAGCCATACCCCTGGACGTAAATGTCGCTTCGTGGATTGCGTACGCCGAAAGCAAGCTCGGAGCGTGTATAGGTGTTACGAATCTGCCCGTTGACAATCTGAATAAACGCAGGAATATCATGCAATTCAGGATTGCGTACCTGCAGAGTCTTGTAGGGCATTCCCATATTCGGCCAGGTTGCATTTGGCTGAATTACGGCAGGAACCGCACCCGTGTAGAGCTTATTGTTAGCTCTGGTAGCGGTCGAGAAATCCATGTCCAGATTGTTGGCCGCGATGCGTACAGTAGACGAGTCTACCGCCAGGAATTCATAGGGCATTCCTTTACGGTCAGGCACGACTTCAAAGCACGCCTGATCGTACATGAGCGAGTCACGAACTAGCTTCTTTAGGAAGGTCTCAAAATCCTCACGGGCAACAGCGCTGTGAGGATTAGGGTCCGGTGCGCCGCAGTTATAGATGAATTGCTCTAAGGACTGTATGAACTCTCGCTCACCCTTAGTAGTAAGTCTTGCTGGATTTTTGTGCTTAATTGCAAAGCCCAAAGACTTAGTGTACCTGAACGGTACAGCAAAAGATGCCACCTGATTGCAGCGCGTTTGTAAAATCGCGGAAATAAGAGACAGCTGCTGCGGAATTCGCTTAAGAACTTCGTAAGTAAGCGAATATCTACGGTCTTTGTAACCCATTGCGAACTGAATCGACAACGGGTCAAACATCAACGAACGAGGTCCCTGCTTGGCCTTACCTGGCTCAAGCTTAGACTTCATAATCTCTTCATGAACCATAGCAGGTATGGTGCTTGTCGCATCGCGCCAAGCAGATACCTTGTCAGCCCAGAGGTTATGGTCAGGAGGATTAGTATTCATTTAACTACCAATCTATTGATGGACTTCTTAAGTCGCTGATGCAGCCAAGCATGAAATTTAGCCCGCTCATGTCCTGTGATTTTGGCATAGCCCTTCATCACATCATCAGCGGCGTAACCACAGACCGTAGTAAGATACTCTATTTCACGCTCATTTGGTAGGTTTTTGGTTAGCTGTTCGCTAAGATTTTCAGAAAACGACTTAAGTATGCCGATTGCCTTCTTAGCCGACTCTGGTTCATCTGGCTTCTTGCTAATGATTCCTCGGTCCTGAGCAATCTCAGAATCGAGCTTTCGCTCTTCTTCTAGCTCTTCGTCTAAGTCGTTTGACTCTTTCCACTTTTTACCAACATCCGGACGATCAGGAGAAGCATCACCTCCCAGGACTCCAGAATGGTTTCGTGAAAAAGATTCTTTGTATCTTCTAGCATTCTTAGCATCAGATACTGCATCAGTTCCAGTGCTGGGAATCTGAACTGCTTTGTATAGGTCTAGGTAGAGGGTCATAAAACTCCGATAATAGTATCACTTAATATACAAAGCAGGATTGTTAGCGTCTGCAAATTCTGAAGACTTGAACAAGTCAGATACGTACAAATCCAAACTCTTTTTCGATGCTGGAACAGCGGCTGAAGGACTGCCCAAAGAATATCTAGACGCTGCTTTACTCTCTGCGCGTTCTACGGCTGAGGGATTCGCAGCTTGCTTTGCCCTATTAGCGCGATTTGCTCCGATAGGCGACGGAGTATTAGCCATAGCAGGTTCTTCTGCAGATTCAGCAGTTTTCTTTTCCGAAAGGTCAATTACTTTGGGCTCAGGTTGCTGTTCCGTTGATTCCGGTTCAGCAGACTCGGTATTATCTTCGGAAGCGCTTTCTGGAGTTTCGGTGCTATCCAGTGCTTGTTCTTCAGCCTGCTTTTCGTTAGCGTCCGCAACATAAAGATTAGGATCTTTCTTTGTTGCGTCTTGTTTAGTTTTACCGTCTTGCTT